GTATAAAGAGATGCTTAAGCCGGAGATTATCCGGCAGGCATACAAAAACTTAAGGAAAGGTAAAACCAAACGGGAAGAGATAAAGAAGATCGACGAAAATTACGACGAAGAAGCCGCAGCAATGCGGGCCATGATTGAGAATACCAGGCCGGGAGATGTCCCGCACCCGGAGCTGGCATATAAACCACGCAAGCGGAAGCCGAAGATTATTAAAGAACATGGAAAAGAGCGGAAAATCTACATGCCGGAGATCCACGAACAGTGGCTGCACCATATCATTATATTAGTTTTGCAGCCAATTATTACGCGGACGGCTTACCAGTATACCTGCGGATCCTTCCCAGGGCGCGGCGCACATTACGCGAAGCGCAGGCTTGAAAGATGGATCCGGAGAGGCAAAGGAATCCGGAACTTCGGAAAAATAGATATACGCCACTTTTACGACAGCATCCGGCATAATATTTTATTCCGGGAATTGCGGATCCGCATTAAGGACGAATGGTTTTTATACGTTATCGGCGTATGCTTGCAGGGTTTTAAGCGGGGCCTTCCTTTAGGCTTTTATATTTCGCAATGGCTGGCGAATTACTTACTTGAACCTTTAGACCGGCTTATTAAAGAGAAGTTAGGAATAGAGATCTTTATCCGGTACATGGACGATATAGCAATGTACGACGATAACAAGAAGAAATTGCACCTTGCCATTATTGAGATTCGGAAATGTTTAGGCCGAAGGTTCAGACTTAAGCTCAAAAGCAACTACCAGGTCGCGAAGTTCTACTTTGTAAAGAAGAACGGGAATGTGATAGGCCGGGCGCTTGATTTCATGGGCTTTTTATTCTTCCGGGACAGGACGACGATCCGGAAGAGCATCATGCTGGAGGCGACCCGGCAGGCGCGGAAATTGAAGGCCGCGAAGGAAGCAGGCCGGGCGTATTTCCTTAAACACGTTCAAGGCATGGTCAGTTATATGGGATGGTTTGATTGCACGGATTCTTATAATTGTTACCTTGAGCATGTAAAGCCGTATTTCCGTTTTAGGAAGCTGAAAGAAATAATTTCTAAATTGCAAAGGAGGCAAAACAGAGATGAAAAACTGGCAGGAAGAGCACTGCGCGGAGAGGCCGGAAGAGCTGCAGCTTGTAGCGCCTGACCTTTACATGGAGCGCCGCAACATCCGGAAGGTTGAGCACGAAGCAGAAGACGGTCGGGACGCTTACGAGGAATTTGTCTGCGAAAGCCGCGAAATCACCGTAAGCGAATACGAGATGCTTAAGAGCATCGAGGCAATCGACACCGGGAAGGTGATCGATGATTATACGATGCAGCTTGTAGAAGAGGGGGTGCTTTAAATGAGAACACTGGTCGAGAGTTTTAAGAGGCTTTACGAAAGCGGCAGGCTGACGGCGGAACAGCTGGCCCAGAGAGTAAAACGCGGCCTGATCACCGCGGCAGAATATGAATATATAACAGGGGAGCCGTATGCAGAGAGCTGACCTGGTCGAGATTGTAGACCGGCAGAACGAGATCATACAGATCCAAAGCGGCGTTATAGATGAGCTTTTCCGCTTGTTAAGCCAGCACATAAGCGCCGCGGAGCTTGACGCGCTCCCGGTTATTGCTCAGATCAACCACGCGGCACAGATTCGCGCGGAAATTGAATAGACGGGTATTTCTTCACCGAAAAGCAAAAGACGCGCTACGGGGCGAATAGGGGCCTTGTGGCGCGTTTCTTAAATAAACAACAGAAGGGAGGGAATACTTGCATGGATTTAGCGACAAAAATATTTATAGCTTGCGCTTCGGTTCTCCCGAGCGCCGTCGCGGCTTTTTGCTTCTGGCTCATTGAGAAGAAGATCGAGAAGCGCAGCAAAAAGGAAGACGAAGAGCGCGAGCGAAGGCAGCGAGAGATCGACAGGCAGGAAGCGGCCAGACAGAAGAACGAGCTATTAACGGCCCAGGCAATCGGGGCGGCTATAGCCCTCGGAGAAGCCACGGCCCGCGCCGTTCAGAGGATCCCGGATGCACATTGCAACGGAGACATGGACGCGGCCCTGGACTACGCCGCGCGGGTAAAACACGCGCAGAAAGATTTTCTTTACGGCCAGGGCCTGGAAAACATTTATTCAGAGAGGGGTGCTTAACCTTGAAGAAGAAACGGAACCTTCTGCAGAAGTTCCGGGAAGGAATAAAGAACTTCGGAACCCTGAACATAATCTTAATTATTGTTTTCGCGTTCTTCATTCTTTTTCATTTCCAGATGCTGCAGCTTTACAAGACTTTCGGATCGCTCCCGGAAAGCTACGCCATAGCGGTGGTCGGCGCGACAATCGGCGAAGCCGGTATTTGCGGATGGATCCGCACAAATAAAGACCGACACCGCGAGCGGCAGTGGGAAAAGGAAGACGAACGGGAAAGGAAACGAGATCCCCCGGCGGAGCAGGAAGAAACAACTGATCTCGACGAATACGACGAAGAAAGGGGGATAAACGGATGAGCAAAGAGGACTGGCTCCGGAAGCTTTCAAGCCGGAAGTTCTGGGCGATGCTTGCGGCCCTTGTGGTTTGTATTTGCGCTTTCTTCGCAATGCCGGACAAGGACGTCGCAAAGATCACGGCGCTCATAGGAGCCTTCGGCGATCTTGCTATATATATGCTTTCCGAGGCGATGGCCGATGCGGCCAACAGCACAAGGACGGAGATCATCTCCAACAGATCCACGACGGAAGCCAAGACTACGACAACGGCCCTGTCGAAAGACCTTGTGGAAGAGCAGCGCCTTAAGAACGTTCCGACAGCAGCGAACGAACAATAATACAATTTACCAGGCGGGGCCGTTGCGCCCCGCTTCTTTTCATTTGGAGGTGCAAAAATGATTAGCAATGTAAGCGGCGACGAACGCGGGAAACTTGCAGGCGGCAAAGCGGGCGACCAGACCGGCAATGAATGGAGGATCCGGAGCTGGTACAACCGGCCCTGGCTTTGCGTATTGAGGCACCCGAACGCAGAGGTCAGGAAATACCTGGCCAAGCTTGCGAGGGCCGGAGCGCTTAACGATATGATCGGATACGACCAGGGCACGGCCGGAAATTCGGAAGATCGCTATTCGTTTTGGTACCAGCTGAAGGCGGTCGGGTTCGATCCGGCCAAAATTAAAACGCCTTGCGAGACGGACTGCAGCGCAGCGGAGGCGGCCATGGCTAAGGCGGTCGGGTATATCTTAGGGATTGCATCCCTTAAGAATATTTCGATTTACCTTTACACCGGAAACATGCGGCAAGCCTTCAAAGCAGCTGGTTTTGAAGTATTGACCGATTCAAAGTATTTGACTTCCAACGCGTATCTGCTTGAGGGCGACGTCCTTCTAAACGACAACCACCACGTGGCCACCAACCTGGACAACGGCAGCAAGGCCGGAGCTTCCAGCGATACCAAGACGGACACCGGCAGCGGATCCGGATCCGGAACGAGTTTAAACCGTTCCCCGAAATGGACGGGATACGTTGACGCTGACGAACTAAACGTAAGAACATGGGCCGGAACCGAGAACGGAACCTGCAGCTTTTCGCCGCTTTACGAAGGGGAGGCGATCGAGGTATGCGACACCGTAAAGGCCAGCAACGGAAAAGACTGGTATTACATCCGGAAGAAGGTAAACGGAACGTATAAATACGGCTTTGCTTCTTCAACCTATATCGTAAAGCGGGCACCGGAAACGAAGGCCGCGACACCGGCAGCACCGGCCACCGGAAACGAAGCGATCATTTATAAGTATCTTACCGGAACGATGGGGCTTAACGCGGCGGCGGCCTGCGGCGTTTTGGCCAACCTGCAGGCGGAAAGCGGCATGCAGAGCGCCATCTGCGAAACCTTGTGCCTGAACAGGCTTAAGGAACACGGCAAGACATACACAAGCGCAACCTATACCGCTGCCGTTGACAGTGGGAAGATCAGCCGGGCGGAATTCCTTAACCCGCTTCCGGGCAAGCAGTACGGTTACGGGCTCGTTCAGTGGACAAGCCCCGGAAGGAAGGCCGGGCTTTACGATCTGGCAAAGAAAAAAGGCGTTTCGATCGGCGATATGAATATGCAGCTTGAGTATTTAGCCGCGGAGCTTTCGAAGAGCTACGCGAGCGTACTCAAGTATATTAAGGCCGTTCCGAACACGGCGCAGGGAGCTTACGACGCGGCTTATAGATGGTGCGCAAAATACGAGATCCCGGCCAACACGGCAGCCACGGCAGCGAAGCGCGGAAACCTTGCAAAAGGAACCTACTGGCCGAAATACAAATAATTCGTTATCCGCTGGACTGATACAAAGATTTATTGTATAATGGCGCCCAGAGGGAGGGGTGTAAGGGGAACCAAAACGGCGACCCTTACACCCCTCTATTTCTTTCCTTATCCGCAAGATTTCTATACAACAAATTTTTGCCTATTCCGAGAAGTAAGTAAAGATTTGTTGTATAAATAAATCCGCCGGAGCTTCCGCCCCGGCTTCCTTTTTTCTATCAATTAAATTTCCAGTAAATAGAAACTTCCCCGTTATCAATTACAACCTTTTCGATTAAAGCGCGGACAAGGGCCCGGAGCTGCTCCGGATCTCCGGATGCAACGGCATCGGGGAAGGCCCTGGCCGCTTCCAGGGCGGAGGCCTTCGAAAGTTTCCCGCCTTCCTTTTCCTTGACGCTTTGGAGCCGATCGGAGAGCCGCAAGCGTTCGTCTTTCAAATCGGCAATACGCGGCTGCAGTTCTTCCAGTTCCACGACGCCGGTCTGATATAGGTTAAGCAGCCGGTTAATTTGCTTTTCGACTTCTTCCAGGCGTTCCGCGATCGGTTCCGCCTTGTCTTCTTCTTCCGCCTCTTCCCGGAGCTTATCAAACGCGGCCGGATCCGCGTGAAGCTTTCGAATTTCTTCTAAGATCATTTCATCCAGCTCCGAAACGATCGGTTTATTTTTCCGGTTCTTGCATTCCGGATCGACAATCATCCGCGGGGATGTTTTAGCGACAGAATAACAAATATATTTTCTTTCCCGTTCATTCCCCCAGCCTTCAAAACGAGAGGTAACGCGAGCACCGCAGCAGCCGCAGAACACGATCCCGGAGAGCAGGCCCTGCCGGTGCTTCCGGTCAAACGCCTGCGTATTATTATCAAGGCGGGCGTTTGCAGCCTGCCATGTTTCCATGCTTACGAGCGCCTGGTGCATACCTTCGAACACTTCTGCGCCGATATGCACCTGCCCGGCATAAACGGGGTTGCGCATAATCCGGCCAATGCGGGTCGCCGGTATTGATTTAAGATTCTTAAAAAGGCCGTAGTTTTCCATACAATGCTGCGCGATCACGTAAAGCGAAGCGCCGGAATTATACATAGTATATATTTCCTTGACGATCATGGCCGTGTAAGGATCAGGCACAATTTCCCGCTTACCGTTTTCCTTCCGTTGGTATTGATACCCAAACGGGGCGCAGGGGCCGGTGTACCTTCCGGATCGTACGGCGGCCTGTTTCCCCATCATAGTGCGCATTCTTATATTTTCCCGTTCCATTTGGGCGAAGGCGGCCAAAACGCCGACGATACAGCGGCCGATCGGGGTGGCCGTATCGAAGTTTTCATTAAGAGAAACGAAGGCGCAGCCGTTCGGGAAAAACACATCTTCGAG